GTGATACTTCGTCAAAAATTCGTCGATGGACTCGCGGGACAGGGCCTCTCCGGGGTTGGCCTCGATCTCGTTCTCGTAGCCGGTCCCCAGTTTCGTGATGTCGTTGAGAACCAGAAACTCGTCGACGCTAGACTTGAACACCCCGATGCGGAGCTTCTTGGCGCAGGCCCTGATCTTCGGCATCGCCTTTCTTGCGATCTCGGCCCCCTGGCCCCCTCCCTTGATCTGCTGGGCAGCTTTAGACATCGCGCTTCGGGTGCGGGAGGCATCACCGTCTCCGCTGGCATTCCTGATGGGGTAATGGCGCAAGCTGCGCGGCTCGGTCTTGTCTCCGCTATCTTTCTTCCCGCCCGATTCAATGAACCCGAATGAGCTGTCAGGCAGACTGTCGATGAAAGTAGCAGACCATACGGCCTTCTCGGCCCCATCTTCTGTCTGCTCAGCCTTCTCCGTCTCGGGGCTTCCGGCCTTCCCGGCCTCCTTGCCCTCCACTTTCTTGTCCACGGGAATCTCCCCTGACTCAAGAATCTCGGTGGCGGTCGGAACGCCGTCCACCATCTTAACCAACTCGAAGCCGGAACCGGGGAGCGCCCCGGCGTCAACCACGCTCAGCTCCGCCATGACCCACTCGCTGGTGACCCGGACCTTCTCCGGAATGTTCTTGATACCCTTGAGTGCACGCTTCGGAACCTCCAGGGAACTCTTGATCGCGGTCACGACCCGCGTCCCGCGGATCGAGAAATCACTGAGGGTACCGTCCTTGATCTTCGTCCAGGTGTCCTCCGCTCCCTTCGAGATCCTGGCCGTGACCTTGATCTGCTTCTTCGTGTCCTCGAACTCAATGCCCACGCTCTTCCCGACGGCAAGGGGCTGGTGCATCTCCCGGACGTTCCCTTTCCAGGCGCCGAAGGCCTTCTTCGAGCCCTCGTACTCCATGATCTCGCCTTGGGCATCCAGAACCTCAGCGGACGCGAGGCCCTCGATCAGCCTCTTCTCGTCGTCGACCTTCGTGATGCTGAAGTTCAGCCTCAGGTCAGAAGGGCCGACGCTTTCGGGTGTTACTTGAGATTTCGACACAGAAGCACACTCCTCGACGGACAGATTGATGCCCTCTTCCGTTATGTGCATCTCACCGTCCTGATATTTCAGCGCGACAGCTCCACACCTCTCACACTTACCGGCTCCAGCGAAAAGACCCGGATCGTCGACAAGCGCCTTGAAAAGTGAGGAAAAAGTAATATAGTCAGCGCCGCTGAACAGATCCTCTAGAACTTTGCCAGCCGATCCCCTTACCGCCGACCAGGCCGCAGCAGCGGCCCTTCCGTCGTCACTCGTCGACGCGAACACGCTATTGAAAACGGCCTTCCACTGCTTCTGCTTCTTGCGCGGAAGCTTGCGAACGGCAGGGGGCAGATCACTCAGCCTCTCGTATGGCACGCCTCCCCCTCCCGGGCTTCAAGTTTTCCCGCACGGGGAACGCCGGATCTTTCGTCGTGATGGCTTTAGCCTCGGAGAAGACTTCCTTCACCTGCTCCTCGGTCCTCGCACCGTCAAGTTTCTCCCGGATGAACTCCTGCACCTCGTCCGGGATATAGACGGCCTTGAAGATCCTGGGCGACACAGACCTGCGGACGTCAGTCAATGCGACGAGACGCCACTGGCCAATCTCGTGCCGGTACATGAGCTTCTTCCTGAGACCAATCTCCTCCGCGGTCTCGTCCGACGTAGGAAGAATGGAGGCCTCGATGATCCCACTGGGGGAAACTTCGTGGCCCAGTATCGAGGAGGCGCCGTCCTGGTTGATAAAGTCGACCTTGCCGTCCTTGATAGCACCGAGAACGTTAGGAGTCAAAAGAAGAATTCCGTTGGCAAGCTGGATATAGGGAGGGACGCCCAGGGGGGGTTTCCCTTCCGCCTTCCTAAGCTCATCGATCCCCGTAGCCCCGAGAGGAACCATCGCCTTGCTGCGACGGATGTTCATCTCCTCGTCCTCCCTCTTGGAGGACAGCCACTCAAACTTCAGCCCCTTCTCGCCGAACCTCTTCCGGATGATCCTCTCGGTGAAGACCTCGGCCAGGAACTTCTTCCTGGGGTTGAGGCCGATCTGTGTCTGCTGGGACTCGAGCACGGTTCCCTGTACCCTCGTGGATCTCGAGCGCATCAGGCCGTGGATCGAGACGCCGAAGATAGCAGCTATGATGCGGGCCAGCCACTCGTCCACCGCGATGGTGAAGTCGTGGGGCTTCATCTCCTTCGGCTGCACCCCGCTGGGCACAAGCTTCATCTTGCTGCGAGCGGCAAGATCACCAGAGAGGTAGTCGTCGAGATATCTCTGCACCTCGATGATCGTCTCGAAGTTCCAGTCGGGGGGCGACACCAGCAGGTATTCGGGAACGTTCCCCTCTGTGTAGAAGTTCAGGCCCGCCAACTGGCGCTTCAAGGAAATATGAGCAGCCGTCAGAACCATCTCAACCGGGGACATGCCATACGAACTGTTCGGCATAGAGTTGTACGGGAAGTAGAGGAGCTCGTCCCGGGTGAAGGTCGTGAAGGGCATCCCCTTGACGACCTGCATGTAGGCAGGCAGGGGGGCCCTGGGCACGAACCCGTTCTGGTCGATGATTGGTTTGATAGTCGACCCGTCGATCTGGGGAAGCCCGAACAGCCTCCCGGCCCTGTCGAGTTGGATCCAGAGCGCGGGGGCGTCCAGGACCAGCATGTCTTCAAGTATCGGGGAGAGCCACCTACTGAACGTCAGGTCGTTCCAGGGGTCCGGGTACCTGAAGAACTCCTTGATCCTCTTCCTGCGGGGCTCGAGCGCTTCGGCATCAAAGTCCGCCTCCACCACAATATCCCAGTCGAGACCCCGGATCTGGTCCTTCGACATCTGTATCGCGATCCTGACGAGGTCGCAATTCCTCGCCACGCTTCTCAGCAAACTGAAGGTAGAGGTTATCCCCTGGCGGGGCTGGATCCTGATGTTCTCCCCGTGGGCAAAGTCCCAGGACCTGGGCGGCCTCTTCTCGACCCTGGCCGCCACTCCCGCGTCCAGGGGGCCGATGAACTTCTCGACCTTGTCCTCCACGAAGGACCTGCGGGCGGCGCTATAGGCGTTCTTGATGCGAGAGAAAGCTGACACGAAGACCGTCTCCTAGAGCTCGTCCAACCAAGATAGGCTACCTAGGAGGGACTCGGCGTCTGTCTCCGCCTGTCCGGCCAGCATGCCCCGCCCGTGGAGCTCGACGAGAGCATCATACACCGGCTCTCCCAGCTTGGCAGCCGGAGGCATCCTGAAAACGCAGTGGGATCCCTTGTGGGCGACACACACCAGCTTGCATCCGCCTCCACTCGTCAGTGGGGCAGAGTCGGGGTCCCAGTCGTAGCTGCACTCTATTTTGTTTGAATTCTGTACGGAAGACCTCTTCCCGGGCAGCAGGGCAGCGAGATTCTCGAAAAACTCCCCCTTGCCGGTAAGGTCCTTATCTGGTGGGTTCTCGTCGAAGTGCCCGGCCGAGGGGCACGAGTTCTGCTTAGACAAGAAAAAGTGTAGTTCCGAAGAACACGTGCCTGACGACATCCGGGCCCCCTCACTAGATTGGAGAAGAAACGTTAGGTTCTTGTGTCGGTTTCACGGTTGTTTAAGCATCAAATTTGTCGAGCCCGATCTATCACAGATATCTAGACAGAAGTTCGAGTTTGACAAGGTCACCATCCGGAAGCCGGTACACCTCCCCGGGCACAAGATGGCCAGATATGACCTGCAGTAACTCCTTTCTCCCTTGGTGTTTCTTCCTGCTTTCCTCCAGCGAGCGCACGGGGTCTCCTCCCGTGAATTCTCGGGCCTCTGCTCCCCCAGACCTCAGTGCCTTGGCCTGAGTTTCATAGAAGAGCACTCGTTCAGCATGATAGGCAATCTTCTTGCCAAGATGCTCTTTCAGCTGCGCTGTCGTGAAATCAAGTTTCAGCCCTTCAATCATAACTCCTCCTCTCCGTTTCCCTAACCAAACATTCTGTCGCCGACCACGATCGGGGACGATTTCGGACCCGGGGACTCGTCCTCGAGTAAATAAAGATCAGGAGGGGTCGTCTGCAGCAAGACGGGCTGTAGCGGATTGTCGAAGGTGTGAACACGCAACCAGATACTGCCTCCAAGCAAGACGCGGAGCCGTTCTCGCCAAGAAAGGGCCCACCTGGTGATCACAACCCCTCCTGATATCTTGATAGCAGGGAGGTTTCTATACTGTGGCTGGTTTTTCGCGAACTCGACCTCGGCCCACATCTCACCAGGGACCACCGGTGATACTGGTTTCATCTGTCTCCCTCCTCACTGACTAGAAAAAGTTGGGCGCCTTCTGTTGCCAGGTGGCGCCCGGTACCCCGGACTCGCCGTTAGGCGACAGCCAAGGCAGGACCCAACATCGGATCACCGATGTCGAGCCACGACTTGACCTTCATCCATGCACCCTTCAGTAGAGTGGCATTTGTTCGTTTGCCCATTGGTAACGCGGACAGGCGCCGCGGCCTGCAGGGAGGCGAGGACGTGTCGCCGTCGATACCGTTTCGCCCCCACCGGCGCACCCTCTGGCACTGCGGTTCTGCTCGTCCCGGAACCGCAACCCGACCATCATCTTAAGATGCCGTGTCCCAGCATCTTGGCGAGCTCGACCGGTTGACACACCAGATGGTGCGCTGGTGGAGGCGCCGGGAGTCGAACCCGGGTCCGAACGACCACCACGCTCCCCGATACACAGGCTTCACCTACCTTCCAAGAAACTCAGTTCGATGCGACGAGAAAGGTCTCCTTTCCTCCCCAGTACTCCTTCAAGGAGTACCCCTCCCTAATCACCACCAGCGCCCCCCTAATATGGGTTGTGAGCGCGAACAGGTGGGTCTGCACCTCCAGTTGCTGGCACAGCTTCATAAGCTCCACAAAGAGGGGGACGTCCCTGTGCTCCACGGCGTCAAGATCCGCCTCCTCGGGCCACTCGCACATCGCCCCGCGCCCGTCGTCGATCCTGAGCATCTGCCACGCGCGGCCGAAGGGCCTCTTCGTTACCACGACCCTGGACACCCCGATCTGACACAGGCCATAGTTGATGAACTTGATCGTGGGCTCGAAGGAGCAGGACAAGGGACGCACGGGGTAGATCCCGCAGCGGCCGTCGATCTTGTTCAGATTCCTGCAGTGGGGGTCCTTGTGATCCTTCTGCTGATCAGAAAGGTACCAGAAGGGCCTGCCGTTGACCTCGATCCTCCTGTTTTCCAGCCTCTCGCCGGACACCGTGTCTATCATCTCCAGCGTCCTCCTGGCCCCGTGGAAGTAGTCGAGGGTGAAGTGGGGACAGCAGCCCCCGCACTTGTCGACGCACTCGAACCCGCGGAAGAAGCTGGATGACAGCCAGAGCTCGTCCGGCGGCACAAGGGTCCTTCCATCGACCGTGAACTCCTTCGTGGCGACTGCGCGGACGTAGGTCTCCAGGATCTTCTTCATCGAGTCAGGGTACGCGGGCATCTCACCTCCTACTCGTCCTCCCTGAGCGCCGCGTGCAGATGCAGCGGTCTCCTTTCGACCTTCACGTAGTACCTCTGTCCCAGAAGGACTTCGGCGCAGTCCGAGACCCTGACGACCTCGCCCTCCGTCAGATGGAGCAGCCTGAAGTCGACCCCCCTCAGTTTGTAGTGGGCCGACCCCTCCCTGTGCCTCCCGTCCGAGAAAGCGGTGACCATAGCCGGCCGGCCGGACACGTAGTAGAAGCACCTGTTCACCTGCCTCGCTATCTTGATGGACTCCTCCGACAGCACCGACACGGCCCAGGGGTTCTTCACGACGGGCGGCGGTGCGGGCTCGTCGTCCATCAGACTCTGAAGGAGGGCAACCGGGGGATAGGTTGGTATAGAGAAGAACGGAGGCGGAAGAGGAAGAGGACGAGAGATCCGGATGGCCGCGGCCCCGATGGTTGAAAGAAAAACGAGCGACAAGACGACAAGCCAGGCCCTCCCTACTCTCACAATCACACCCCCAGTCCTTTCATATCGATCAGCCTCGGGCGCGTTTCTTTGGGCTTGGTGGCGGCGTAGGTCGGCGTCCCGTGGTCCTCCCTACAGGGGAAGCACTGACCGGTACCCGCGCCTATGCCATAGTAGTTCTCTCCGTCCGCCATGGTCTTACCGCAGTCCACACACATCGTAGCACCTTTGCTTGGAAGTGTCAACCGGTGAGCCTGGGCCGTCCTCCCAATCTCGGAGTAAGCCCTGATCCACTGGAGTGCGGTGTTCCTCTTCTCCGTGCTCAGGTAGCACCCGGTCGCTATCACCGTCGCGAGGTCCTTCTTCTGACCGGAGGGGACCGTGATCTTGACCACTCCCGTGGCGTTGACCGAGAAGGAGAGGCTCTTCAACTGGGCGTTCGCGACATCGTTATCGAGAAGGTCGATCCCGTCAGACATGACGAGCGCCCTGGTCGTGGAGTACATCGCCTGCTTGGTGTTCGAGGTCGTCGTAACAAGATGGAACTCGACCCCAAACTCCCTCAGGGTCTGCCTAATAGGCTCAGCACAGAACTGGTCACCATAGACGCTCCTCATCCCGTAGGTCTTGAGCGTCCCCGCAATCTCTAGCAGGGTCTCCTTCATCTTGACAGGGTTCTTCTTGTGCCCCTGCCAGGACCTCAGGTGATCGAAGACCACCTTCCCGGCCGGGTCCTTGTGCAAGATGCAGAAAGCAAACTCGTCGGACTTGAAAGCCACATCCACTATCGCCATGTACTCGTGGTCCTTGTCCGGGAGCCTGTGCCGGACGCTCCGAGAGATGCAAAGATCGATCCTCTCGGAAGGAAACAGCGCGTTGGCGGCCTCCCAGAACTGTGCGGCAAACTCACGGTCGAAGTTCTCACTGTCTCTGAGGTACTCTGCGATGAGCCACTCCTCCTCTATGACCGGGCTCATCTCCCAGGAGGGGAGCTTCCAGAGAAAAGTATCGGGGAGGTCTTCCCTTCCGTTCCACTCTTCCCAGACCACGCCCGCCTTGGCGAAGGGGGAGGAGATCTTGACAAGCTTGGCGTTCGGGAAGGTGGCCATCCCTCGCCTGACGGCGCGGATAATCTCCTTCGCGGGGTTCTGCAGAGTCTCCTCGTCCCTCCAGACAGCGACCTCGTCAAGAATCGCACAGGGGATAGACCACCCCCTCAGTTGGCGAAAGATGCAGGGGAGGATGGCTATCGTGATCCTGTTGTCTAGCTCTATCTCCTCCCTCGTGACGTTCACGATCATCTGACTGAACGCGGGGGACGCGAGGATCTTGTCCTTGATGTAGGTGTGTACGACGCTGGCCTGCTTCTTGTCGACGGCTATGACGGGGATGTAGCCGCGCTCGCCGCGGGACAGCCTGTGCTTCCTCAGCGTCGCCTCGTAGATCGCGATGTTCGACGCGAACTTGTCGGACTTGCCGCTCCTCGCCCCGGGGTAGATCCCCGCCTCGAGGTACTCCTTGGGCCTGTACGACGACCTGGTTGTCGCCCTCTTGTAGAGCTGCAGGGGGGTCTCGGTGATCCTCCGGAAGAACGGGGCCTTGCCGGTCGTGTAGCAGTACCTGCAAGCGGCGCCCCTCAGCCGCCCCGAGCCCTTGCAGCGCCTACAGGTCTCCATCCTGAGGACCCGGGTCGTGATCTTCTCGACCGGCAGGGGGAGGCCGTAGAGCGTCCTGAGTGCCACCTCCTGCTGGGGGCTTATTTCGTCGCCGATAAGCAGCGGGTCCCTTATGGCACTGATGATGTCGACGACGGGCGTCTCCGTCATTTCCTGTTAGGTGACGTAATCTCCTTGATCTTCACCTTGCCCGAGGCGTTCGCAGCGAGAATTGCTACCGCGCCAGAAACAGCCATTGTGATGACCTCCACCTTGTTGTCAGCAAAGAGCTGGTACCCAGCGAATGCGAAGATTCCCGCAGCCACGAGTGCCACTAGAAACCACCTTGCTTTACTCATCTTCTACTCCTTCCTTGGATTTCCGCCCCCGAGGGCGAATAGAACCGCGATCACGGCAAAAACGATCAATTCCAGCCTCCCCCCTTGCCCCAACGGAACGTGGCCGGCCTCCCCGAGACCTGCGCCCTCTCGCAGGGCCTCCCACAAGCAGGGCAGGGAGGGTCCGGGCTGCCGAAACCTTGCACGATCTTCTCGAACGGCTTGCTGCAGAGAAACATCTCGCACCCGGGGCTCTTGCAGTAGAAGTCGTACATCGGCACTTCAGGGGTTCCCTCCGCCGAAGTAGTCCTTGATCAGGACGGGGTCGGCCAGGGTCCCGAGTATCCAGTTGTGGATGATCTTCCCCGTCCTCCCGTTCCCGTCCACGAAAGGGTGTATCCGCTGGAACTCGAGGTAAAATTTATCAGCAGAATTCCTTGTGTTAGCGCATCTCTCGGCCGCTGGGTCCTGACGAAAATTCCTGAAGAGTTCGTCAATGAGCTGCGGCACCTCGAGAAAGGACGGAGCTACATGGCCCCCGACCCTGACCCCGCACCTCCTGAATCCGCGGATGTTTCTTCTTTCAATCATTTCGCCGATGCGCAAGAGATGGTCCTTGTCAAGCTTCTCCCCCTGGTTCAGCAAGGCGTAGCTCCACGCCTCTATCATCCACCCGACGCGGACAAGGCCCTTTCTCTCCCCCAGGCTGAATCCTTGCCTGACGACCTCCTCCTGGATGAACTTCAGTATCGCCGGGACGTCCGCGGTGAGCTTGCCCTCGAACCTCATCTTTCCCTCCTCCCCTGGTACATGACCCCGAGCCTCAGGTAGAGCTCGATGTGCCTGCAGGGGCTCTTGTCCGACGCCCCCTCCCTGCAGTGGCAGCAGTTCCCCTCGCTCTCGCACCAGCAGGGGTCGCCCTTGCTCATCCAGCACATGCACCGGCACTTCTTTTCCATTCTAACCTTCTGTCGAAAATTTTTCTCCCCCGGCCTACTGCACGTACTCCACGGCGCACACGAAGTCCGTCCATATGATCAGCGGGAGGTGGGGGCCAAGCGGCGGCTGCGGCCTGGCGAAGAGCGTCGCGCGGAACCCGTTCTTGATCTCCGGGAAGACCAGAAGCTTGCCCCTCGGCTGCGACACGTTGACCCTCCCGGGCCAGTCGGAGATGAAATAGGTCATCCCGGCCCCCTCTATCTCGTACCTGGTCCCGTCCCTGGTCCTGAAGATGAGGTGCGACAGCAACGGCGCCTACTTAATCTTCAGGTGCTTCCTGACCACCGATCTCGCCTGGGAGAAGCCGAAAAGCATCCCCAGGACGAACCCCGCAAGGAACCAATAGAAGGCCCCGCTAATCACCGCCTCGTTGGCAACGATCCACTGTTCCATCACTCGAAGCCCCTCGAGGGGTAACACCCCGGCGATGCCGCTGCCCTCGCCTGGTCCTGCGCGAGGGCCTCACTCCGCAGCCTGTGGAAGGCATTCCCCGAGACCGTGATGATCCAGGTGTCGGTTCCGTTCTCGGTGGGGTCCGCGTTCAGGACGAGGTCGTTGATCAACTCGCCCCGGTCCGACAAGTCCGTCCACTGCTTTATCTCCACGAGCCACCTCCGTCTGAAAGATTGCGCGAAAATGTTAGTTTGGCTTCTTGCTCCCGCACCGGTCGATGTGCCTGTCGCACATGCACCGGTCGATGTGCCTGTCGCACACCTCGCACCAGGCCATGCAGATGTTCGGGAATTTTCTCAGTCCCCTCAGCCTTTCGTCGATGTCGGGGCACTTGCAGAACATCAACTGATTATTGCACACGACGCAGAACATCCTCAGCTCTTCAGTGAGGCGGCGGCCCTGATCAAGCCATCGACCTCCACCGCGTCCATCACGATCTCGGGGCTTCTGGAGGACCACGGGCTGCCGACGGCGCACAGTTTGCTGGTCAGGTGGACCCCAACCCAGGCCGTCCCTTCGGTACCGTCCCCGTAAGTCACCTCCTGCCGGGTTTCCGACGTGATGAGCCCCAGTGAGCCCTTCGAGCACAGCCCTACGCACCCTTTCATGCTTCCTCCTTCCGACCAGTCCTTGGTCTCGTGGTAGTCGCAGAACGGAGTGACGCAGACAATACTCACCCTGCCGTGGTACTGGTCGTCATCTATGGTTCCAACTTTCTTGCAAGTAGGGCACCTGAAAAAGGGGAAAGTTGTCGTGGTGGCTTTCTCTCCAACCCCCCTCCAGTCCTCGATAAGAACACCTCCCACGAAATTCCCGAAGAACCCCATCATCCCTCCTTGGGCTCCTTGGCCTCCTCGGCCCTCTTCCTGTAGGACGCCACGACCTCCTCCAGCCCCGGGGGCTTCTGCGCGCCGCCCTTCCCGCCCTGGCCCCTGCGGGGGAGCAGGTCGAGCGCCGTCACGGTCTGGCGGAAGGAGTTCAGGTAGGCGTTGAGGGTCTTGAACAGGGGACGGACGTCCCCGTCGGCCTGGGTGACCGTCCCCGCCTTCGCCATATCCTGCTCCGCGAGAAGCATGACGGTAAGGCAGACCCTGAGCGTCGCCAGGAGCCCGAGCTGGCCGACGGTGATCTCATCCCCCATCTCCTCCCGGGCCCAGCTGATGTACCGACGCACGCGGGAGCGGATCTCCGGGTCCAGTATGAGCGCGGTGTTCAGGAACCTCCCGACCTGCCCGCTGTACTTGCCCTTGCAGTCCGACGGCGGCATCCTCTCCCCCTTGGCGACCTTCTCGTAGTAGTCGGCCAGGTGCTCCCGGGCCTTGTCCTTCTGTCTCTGGGTCCTACCCATGACTATCCGCCCTCAGCTTGCCGACCTCGTCCTGGAGGAGGCTGTTGTCAGCCTCAAGTGTCTCCACCCTCGACCGCAGCTCGGTGCACTCGGCCTCGTACTCGTCCCTCTCCTTCTTGGCCGACTGTTCCTGCTGGGCCGCCGATAGATCAGACTCAAGCCCGTCGATCTTCACCACGAGTCCGTCCCTCTCGGCCCCCACGTCCCTCAGGGCTTCCTGCGCCTCGCAGGCGGGGCAGAGTCTGCAGGAGAAGCAGACCTCCTCGTGGCCGTCCGGGCGGGAGCCCTCACAGACCTCCATCGGGACCCCTCCTCATGGTGATAAGATCTCCCTGTCAAGATCTAGTCCATATTCTCCCGCGATGTCCGGCAGCCCGGCGGCGGCGGCGCACCGGTTGATCTCGTCGTGGACCAGCTTCCACGCCTCGCCGGATAGCCCGCCGCGCTCCAGCGCGTGCCTGCTGCTGAAGGCGATGACGGGCGTCCCACTAGCAGTCTCTGCCAGCCCCTGGACGCGGTCGAACTGCTCCCGCGTAAGAAACTTCCCCGTCCTCTTCACCTCTGCATCCTTTTGGGGTACACCACGCTGACCTTCACGTCGTGGTCGCTCGTGAACTCCACGTGGGTCCCCTCCGCCAGGAAGCCGAACGTCTTCTCGAGCTCCTTGACGTCCGCCGAGGTCTCCGGGGTCAGGCGGATGACGACCCGGGGAGGCAGCCCACCCCCGGTCCGGCCCTTCTCGAAGAGGCGGGCCAGATGGAGTCCCCCCTCCCACGGCTCGAAAATCTCAAGTCTCACAGTTCCGCCTCCTTCTTCAGTTTCTTAGCGAGCGTCTCGTTCTCGGGGAAACTGTCCGAGTTCTCCTGCACCATGAACGACGTACCGCACCAGTAGCACAGGTACCCGGGGCCGACCGCGTCCCCGATTATCTCCCTCGCGAACATGTGGATACTCTTCCTGCCGCACCACGGGCAGAACTCGACGTCGGTGTAGCTCACCGGCCACTCCTCCTGGTCCACCTGACGAGGCAGTCCGCGTAGTCGTCCATGCACCCCGCGACGAAGGCCGACACCCCGGCGGCGGCCAGCACGCCCGCGAGGCCCCACTCACCGTGGAGGACCGAGAGGGCGGCGGCGAGGAGCAGCAGCGCGGCGTCGAGGCTGACAAAGATGAGCACGAGCGACAGGGGCCCGGCGGTCACAGCGGCCACGTCCCGGTCGGTCACCGCGACCCCCCGTAGAGGAAGAAAAGGGCCAAGGAGAAGAGGACCAGGAAGACAATGGCGGGAATGGCCTCCCGCGGAGGAAACGCCCGGCGCAGCCTCCCCCGGTCGCCCAGTCTCAACGCCTTGCCGTCTACGAGGACCCCCCTGCGGATCGGCTCCCTGAACCCGCGGACCGGCGGAGGGGGCCACGGTGAGTGGGGCCTCACGGCGAAACCGCCCAGACGAGAAGCCGGGCGGCCCCATACATGAACCCCAGCGCGGCGCACAGCACCGCGCCGACGATGAGTATAAACGTCGAGTCGTGCTCACCCCGGGGACCACTCATCTCTCCTCCTGCGCGCCCACATCTCCCCTCCCCGCGTTGAGGGCCTGCACTATCTCGTCGCGCCTCGAGATTATGTCCGGATCCTCGAACAAGCCGGCACCGCCCATCCAGCAAAGGATCTTGCCGTCGGCGTCAAAGATCCGCCCGTCGCCCGGATTGGCAGACACTGGCAGCGGGATGCTCACCGGCGTTCCCGGGACGACACCGCCGCGCGGGCGACTCACCGCGGCACCCCCATGGCCGTCCCCATCTTCCGGAGCAGGGACAGCGTGCGGCGGTCCTCATCGCGGGCCGACCCGGCCTCCTCCCTATCTATAAGCCTGCGGAGGACGGCAAGCATCCTCCGGGGGATCCTCTCCGCAAAGACCCAGTCCCAGCCCCCGACGTAGACAGACTCCTCCCCGGTGACAGTGTCCCGGACCTTGAAGAGCCTGTCGCAACTGTACTCGCCGTCGTTCTCGGCAAGAACGACCCGGAGGCCGTCGATCTCGCAGTGGAACTCCCAGAAGTATCTTCCCCCCGAGCTCCTCGTCCACCTGCCGAGCGGGAGAGCAGCGACGAGGTCGACGATCCCCTTCCAGTGCTTACTCACCGCGGCGCTACCGGCCGCACCCCCTCGATGAAGGTCCTTTCGGACCCGGCGGGGCCTGACAACTCCAGCAAGCACCGGAGCCCGACGTAGACGGGGATAGAGAAGTCAAGGGGGAAGTCCCCGACCCTCCCGTCATCGAACCTGACCACGGCGCGGCGCATACCCCTGCGCGCATGGGCGGTGTGGTTCCGGTAGATCCTCACGACCACCACCGGGCCGGCAAGCTCGGGCGGGCCCCCGGAGGAGAACCCGCGGTAGATGAACGAGGCGAGTAGGAGAACGATAACCGCGGGGAGAAGCCACTCCCAGCCCCGGGGAAGTAGTACACTGCGGTCACTCGGGAACAGGTCCTTCCCGTCGACGAGCACGCCGGAGCGGATCGGTGCGCGGAACCCGCGGTCCGTCATCTGGAAGACCCCCACGGTCCCCGATGAAGACGGGTCTCGTCATGGCCGGCGCGGCGAGACGAACCCGGTGAGCCGAAAGCACATCCAAAAACCGGGGTCCTCCGGTGGTGGCGATGCGAACCGCCCGGCCGAAACCGGCGACGGACCCGGATCCGGGCGGACACCACCGGGGTGGACCCCAGATCCCCACCAGACCGAGGAGGGGTGAGCCCCACGGCGCGGTGTGCAGAGTCTGCAAGGCGAAGCGAGCGGGGAAAAGCCATGTCACAAGACGCGGGGAAACGTTAGGCGAAGGCGGAAAACGGCAAGAGAAGGGCGCCGACGAGTGTCGGCAAGACGCCGTTTGTGCGCATGGTGGGGATGTTTTGAGCGAACGGTGGGGGGTGCATGTGATTGAGAACGCACGTGTTACACACAGAACGAGAACGCGCAACGCATTGTGTGCAATACGGTTACGTGTTGCATGACAGCGAGTGTGTGTTTTCTGCAACATGCAAGCGCTACCAGCGAGGGAGAACAGTGTGTGATAACACACAGGGGTGCGTGATATAACGCACTGTCTCGCTTAGGCAACACTGTCTCGCTGATGCAACACCATGGTGCGCGATATCGCGCAGCGAGCACGGCATGAGGGTGGTGCGCGATAACGCGCAGCCGCGCACGCACAGGAGAGTATGAGAACGCGGATGGGCGCATACGCGAGAACGTATATGGAAACGCATAGGGCGTTATGTAACATGCGGAGCAACGGCAGTGCTGCGCGGCGGTTGGCGCATATGGCTTTACGTAGCGGTATATGACATCTCGGATTTTCGCGGCGGAGCGGTGGAGTGCCGAGCGCATGTGCAACAAACGAAAGCGCAAGATAGCTGCCCGCTTTGCACGTCAATTGCACACTGTATGGCATGACCACTACACAAACAAAACGCACGCGCGAACGCGCCCTCTGGCGCTGCTCGCAGTGCAGACGAGTGACGGGAGTAAGCGTCTACGTGCGGGAGCACTCGTGCCCGCAGACGGACAAGCGCGTGGAGGAACTGGTGAACACGTGCATACGCTGCGGCGCGCACGTAGGAGGACGCCGAGTGCACACGTCGGACGTGTGCTGCGAGCCGTACAGATGCGCATGCTCAACGCACGTGGACGAACGGACGTGGAAAGCAGAGTTGGAGCGCGACAGCGCAAGGAGGGGACGATGACTTCCAAGAACAGCAAAGAGGCCTTCGAGCAGGCGATAGAGGACGGGCGCTTGTCCACGGACAAGAGCGTGCCCAACTACGCGGGCAACTACATGTACATGGGCACGGAAACCAAGACCGGGCAGGGCTGGAGAGTACGCGGGCGCGACCTGTTCAAGAACATTGTGACGCGACTATACGACGTGTAGCGGGCGGTGCCTAGGGCACCCGGGCAGCCGGGCGCTCCTGGCAGCGGACGCAACAGGCGACGCAGGGGACGGTGATAACGCATGGCGAACAGGATGCCGGAGCAGAACAGCAAGTGGCCCTGGGGCCAGTGGAGGGTGAAGCAGGCCGCGGAGGCGGTGAGTGCGGCCGAGGCGCGCCTGGAGCACGCCAAGGAGGTGCTCGGCTACGTGGAGGGCACGGTGGCCGAGAACCTGGAGCACGCGGCGACGCGGAGGCTCGAGGCGAAGAAGGAGCGGCTGCAGTCCCAGCTTGACAAGACGAACCAGACGCTGGCGGAGGCGCAGGCGTAGGCGGTGCCTAGGGCTCGCGCACATGGCGGGCCCCTGGTAGCGCCCGCAGCCGGCGGACGCAGAGGAGGCGGTACCGGTGAGAACGTGCGACATATGCGAGAAGCGGCAGGCGGTAGAGCAGCCCGGCGGCATGGCGGTCTGCCCGCAGTGCGAGACCGAGCTGGCGGAGGAGGCCGTGGAGACGGCCTACCAGCGCGAGGAGACGGTCGGGGTGGCCACGGAGCGGCTACTCCAGGACCTTGCGGACCCTTTCAGCTACGGAACGTAGGCGGCGCGTAGGGCGTGCAGAATCTGCACGCCCGTCGCAGCGCCCGCGGCAGACGGAGCGGACGGAGAGGTGCGTGGAATCGCGCAGTGCGCGATATCGCGCACCAGCGAGTGTGTGATATCACGCACCTGTGTGATTTCGCGCAGTGCGCGGTTTCGCGCAGCCGCAGAGGCCCGAGGGGAGGCTAAGGACTACCCAGCCCCGGGGCCGCGTAAAGGAGTTTTCGGATAAAGGCGGTAAAGGAGGAGAACATGAACAAACAGCAGGAGCAGAAGAAGCCGGTATGCAAGCTGGTCGGGACGGACGGCAACGTCTTCTCGGTCATCGGCAACGTCGCGCGGGCGCTGAGGAAGGCGGGACTCGGTGAGAGGGCGACCGAGTTCACACAGAAGGCGATACAGCAGCCCTCCTACGACGCGGTCCTGCAACTGTGCTTCGAGTACGTGGACGTCCGCTAGCGCCCACCGTCTGCCCTCTCCCCCAGAGGGCAGGCTGAGGAATGCTAGAAGGAGGAGACGCAGGTGAAGCAGATGAGGCACCAGACTCAGGGCCCCTACGAGTGCCAGTTGGCGGCGGTGGCCATGCTCGCCGGCGCGGACGTCGCGGTGGTGCGGCGGATGGCGCTGACGCACGCCGGCGGCAGAAAGTGGTCCGACGTGCTCTACACGGACAGGTTCTGGCCGGCGGTGCGCTACGCGCTCGCCGTGCTCGGAATGAGCCTGGACACGAAGTCTTCCGGCCTCCAGCCCGCAGGAGCGTACTCACTCTTCCCGCCCGGCGGGAGGGGCCAGTTGGTCGTGAAGACCCTCTCCTGCCACCACGCGGTCGCCTACGAGACGGACGACCGGGGCGCGACGCTGGTGTACGACCCCAGGGAGAGCGGCCCACTTACGTGGAAGGACTACAGGGAGCTGATGAGCTCCAGGGGATGGACAATGCACGCGATATGGAAGGCGCACCCGGCGCAGAAAGGGGGCGAGTAGATATGCCGATAGACAGATGGAGGAGGCAGTCCTGGGAGATAGGGTCCCGGGTGAAGGTGGGGTTCCTGGAGCTGACGGTAAAGGGCTTCAGGCGCACCCCGGGCAACCACCTGCCGGACGAGTACCTGCTGGAGCGCGGCGGAAAGTTCTACGTGTTCGTGCCCCACAACGGGCTACACAGGCTCACGGACGAGGAGAGGGCGAAGTTCGAGCGCGGCGAGCAGCTTTTCGACAGGCACGTGTGAAGGAGGAGCGATGAAGCGCGAAGAGATACTCAGACAGTACAAGGTCCACAAGAGCGGAGTCATCGAGTCCCCGGGGAAGTTCGAGGGCGAGATGCTGTACGTCCCATACTTCTGGGAGGACTGTCTCGCGGGGGAGGCTGATGACGACATCTGGGAGCCGGGCGGGTTTCAAGTCTCAGTTGTGCGCATCATCCAAGAGGACAGGGACGCGTTCCCAGAACTAGGAAAAGTACACACCATCCACCTCTGGGAAGACGAGCAAGGGTTCGTGCGCACTGAGGAGTTCTAGGAAGGAGGTGTAGCATGGCGAAGACGTGCGAGTTGTGCAACAGCGCGCCGGCGGTGGCCCGCATCTACAGCGGAGCAAGAAAGGGCAGCACAGAGGTGTGCGAGTCCTGCCGGGAGCGCGTGGTCCTGGAGGACCTGGAGCTGGTTGACCAGGTGGTTGAGGAGGACAAGAGGAGAAGGGCCGAGTTCAACGAGTACCTGGACGGGGTAACCGACGAGACCGAGTACCTGGCCCGGCTGCGGCAGGCGCTCAGGCCCCAGAGGCAGAAGGACGGCGGGCTCGGCGCCCTGGGAAGGTTCGCGGCGGAGACGCAGCGCAGGATGGACGCCGGCACGGACGAGCAGTTCCTGAGGAGCTGCGGGATAAGGTGGCAGTAAAGGGAGATTGACAGGCGCGGAACATAACAACTCTTGTTATAAAAGGAGGAACGGTGATGGCGAAAAAGAAAAAGAAGTGGGTAGAACTGGTCGTCAGGGTAGAATTCGACGAAACTACCTCCGAGGGGAAGGAATGGGAGAAGGACCCTGACAGTTTCTCGGGCGACCTGGAGTCCTCAATCTCCCAGTGGTACGGGATCTCATCGGTCGATGTTATGTTCGGCTAAAGGAGGAAGACATGAACAGAATCGTGCCCGCGGTGAAACTAACGGACCACCTGATGTTCAGGCAGAGGCTCGCGGCGTGGCTCATGGCCACCGACGCGGCCCTGCTCGTCTACGTGCTGCACCTGCTGGGGCGCTAGTGCCCGGCCGTCGGCCTCCCACCGGGACGGCCGGCGAGCGGACACCTCCGCCGCGGAGGAGAAGATGAGATACCGGGACATCAGAGTCGGGATGGTACTAAAGCTGAAGAAGGAGCGGCAAGAGGCCTACGGGACGGACTCCGACAGGGACGGCCGGCGAGCGGACACCTCCGCCGCGGAGGAGAAGATGAGATACCGGGACATCAGAGTCGGGATGGTACTAAAGCTGAAGAAGGAGCGGCAAGAGGCCTACGGGACGGACTCCGACAGGGTCGAGGTGACGGACATCAGGCCGAGGCCCGGCTACAGAATCCCCTGGATCTTCAGCGGGGCCGAGGCCTACAAGCCGCAGGACTTCGAGAAAGCCCTGGACTAAAGAACCGAGAAACGCGGAGGGAATATGGTTTCCCATAGTGGAGATTCTCGCAGTAGTGGTAACGTGCGCAACGCCAACGAGTTGCGAGGATATGAGTTCCCGTAGGGAGATATGACTTACCATATAAAACCCGGTGCGCGATATAACGCACGCGCGCAACACGTTGAGCTCACTGGGCTTGTTTTTGGCACGATTTGCATTTGAATTGCATAGTGTATGGTGTGAACGCAACGCACGCACAACGCAGAGGAGGGACTCGAGATGAGCGAAACCTCGATAGTCTTCACACTGCTGATGGCCGCGCAGATAGCGGCAGTGGGCTGGGTCTGGGTTGATCTCGTCTGGCTATCCAGACGGAAGAGGGCAAGGATCTTCTACCGGAGGGGGTGAGGAAAAATGGACGTCAACGAGGCGAGAATCAGGGAGATGATCTTCTGCAGGAACGGACTGCGCAAGTCCTTCGGGCTGAGGGACGCGAACAGGGCAGCTAAAGAAGACCGGGAACTCGGCCACCAGGCCTACTTTGTGTGGCGCCTGGCCAGGTTCCACGGCGGGGCAGATGTGACCTTGCCGATGCTCGCATACCTCATGCTACACGGCGGCGCCAAGGAAGAGCTAGAAGAGCTCGAGGCTTTGGCAGGCCAAGTCGCAAAGGAGACTTTCGGCACCGACATCGGAGCGGCGATGAAATGGGACAGAGTTCTCGGACACAGAGCTTGAGTAACATGCGCAGAGGGGCAACAGCCCCTCCCGCGTGCCGCGAAGCAGCGCACGGCCTCCTCCACCGTGCGCTGTCCGAGGCATACGGAAAACGTGGCCCAGACGCTATGTCAGATGGAATGAAGGAGGAGAAAGCATGAAGAACGCCTGCGGCATCAAAGTAAGAAGATCGGGGTGGATTAGTTTCCACCCCAAGGACGACGGAACCTCGGCCTCCCTCAGTTGCTGGCCCGAAAAACTTAGGCGAAAGGTCAGGCGCCTCGGCATCTATTCCCTCCAGCGCGTGGAAAAGCCGCAGAGGAGATCAATCACGGTAACCATCGTCCACACGGGGAGACCCGGACGGGACCCCTGTCCGGCGTACTTCCTAGTGCCCTGCTGCTACGGCCTCTGCCACAGATTTGTGCGGGAACTGGGCATAAGGCGACGTAAGGCGGGAACGAGGCAGGGAATCCATCTCATCGTGACCAAGAAAAAAAAGAGGACCAGGTGACCTTCAGGGACCCGAACGAGGCCTTCGCCAGGGCGATAGAGGAAAAGAGGCTGTCGGGCAACAAGCTCCACCTCAACTACGCCGGGCGGTATATGTACATGGGCACGGACGCGGACGGCAGGGACCTCTTCAAGAATATCGAGACGAGAAGCTACGATGTCTAGGTCCTGGCGAAAGATAGACGTCCACGGTGAGGCCTACGAGTACAGGGTCGGAAAGTCGAACCTGCAGCTCCGCAGGCCCGGCAAGAAGCCGTGGTACTATCCGCTGGACGTAGTAAAAAAGTTGGACTTCGTGACCATCCACAGGGGACGGTTCAAGGGAACGAGCGACGGGATGATAACGCCGAAGGACGTCGTCAACTTCATCATGTCGGTGAAGGCGCGGCTGGTGATAGCCCGCCTGGAAGGAAGAAGGAGAGGCAGAAAGACCGTCTGATGCCGAAAATCTGCTACCGACCGAAGAGGTTCTCGCACTCGAGCCAGGCGCTGATAGACCAGTGCAACGACATCATCGCCGAGTACGCGGAGCAGGGCTTCGTCCTGACCCTGCGCCAACTCTACTACCAGTTGGTATCCAGAGACATCATCGAAAACAAAACCACCGAGTACAGCCGAGTGGGCTCCATAGTGAACCAGGCCAGGCTTGCCGGGCTGATCGACTGGAAGGCCATCGAGGACCGCACCCGGAGCCTGAAGGCTCTGTCCCACTGGGCCGGCCCCGCCCAGATCGTCGAGACCTGCTCCGAGCAGTTCGACGTGGACATGTGGGCGGACCAGGAGTTCCGCCCCGAGGTTTGGATCGAGAAGGACGCACTGGTCGGGGTCATAGACGAAGTTTGCAGGTTTCTCGACGTCCCCTACTTCTCCTGCCGGGGGTACACCAGCCAGTCGGAGATGTGGGCGGGGGCGATGCGCCTCCAGTACTGGGTAAAGGAGGGGCGCGACGGGCGCGGGCAGACCCCGGTCGTCTTTCACCTAGGGGACCACGACCCCTCGGGGAAAGACATGACCCGAGACATCAGGGACCGGCTGCAGCTCTTCATGGGCGGCATCAGGCTGGAGCGCCTGGCCCTGAACATGGACCAGATACGGAAGTACGGCCCACCGCCCAACCCGGCCAAGACCACGGACTCCCGCTACAAGGCCTACATCGTCGAGTTCGGCGAGAGCAGTTGGGAGCTGGACGCCCTGGAGCCCCGGGTGATAGCGGGACTCATCCGGCGGGCGGTTACCGGCCTGGTGGACAGGGAGAAGTGGAGGCAGAAGAAGGTGGAGCGCGACAGGGGTCGGGCCCTTCTCTCCCGGCTTGCCGAGAACTGGGAAGAGGTGACGGGGATGCTAGAGTAGGAGAAAACCATGAGCGACACTAAGAGCACAACCAAACCATCAGCGGGGGCCTCACTAGCTGCTGACAAGATAATCTATGCCTATGGAATTCGATACCCAAACATGGGCCACTCACACACAAGGGAACAGATTGCCCTCACCATTGACCGCGAAACTGGCGTGGCAGTAGAGGCCCTCAAGATGCTATGGGGAGAACTCCAAGCAGCCGAGCGTGAAAGACGCTTACTGCGCCTCTCACCCGATGATGTTAAGCAAATTGAGCAAGCCATCGCCAAGTGTGAGGGTAGCGAGTAGGGAGGAAACCATGAGCGATACCAGCAAGGCGACACCGAGACCGTGGCAAAGACAGCCAGCAGAGTTAGATGGTGCTGGATACATCGTCCACTTTCGCGCCCTTTCTAGGATTGGCAAGGTTTTCGTATTTCCATGTGCTGTTGGTGGAAGCACAAAAGAAGAGGCAGAAGCAAATGCTGACTTTGTGGACTCTCTGCTTAACTCCTACAACCCCGAGCGCGACAAAGCGGCGCTGATGCTGGCGCAGATGATGCTCGACCACACCGGACACTGGTGCGCATCGTGCAACCGCTACGCGGAGGATCTGATTAAGTTCTTCCCGGGAGCTGACAAAGGGACAAGGGAGCAGAAGTGAAAGAGGGAAACCTAGAAAGAGCGATCGCGCTGGCCATCGAGAAGCACGCCGGCCAGGTGGACAAGTCGGGCGCGCCCTTCATCGGGCACCCCGTCCGCGTGATGGCATCACTCCGCCCGGACGATCTCGCCATGACGGTCGGCGTACTCCACGACGTCGTGGAAGACACGGACGTGACGCTAGGGCAGATCAAAGTTAGGTTCGGGACGCGGATATGGTTCGCGCTCTGGCTTCTAACGAAGCCGAGTGACATCACATACAAGGAGTACATACGCGCAATCAGGAACCAGGACCTCGCCACCAGGGTGAAGCTAGCGGACCTGAGGGACAACATGCGCCCCGACAGGATCGCGACGAAGCACATCGAGTCGCTGCAGAAGCGGTACAGGTGGGCGGTCGGGTATCTGACGGAGGTGAGTTGATGGCGGTTCGCCAATCCCACGTCACCATGACCTACCCGAAACTGGACTATGGCTTCGTGTTTGACATTCAATCGTCAGGAGAGTTGCTGGCATATTGGACTGAAAGACATACACGACAGATGAACGCTGGGTTCTCAGACTTCATCAACTCCCGCGAGTGGAAGGGACAATCTGCCGACCACGTGTCAAACGGTTACGGTCAGTGGTTGGCGGTGAGGGTAGAAAGTGAGAGACTTGCACCCCGACCGCGCTCCCTCGTCAACCTATTGGCAGACATGAACAGCGAGGTTCTCAGCTTCATGGAAAGACTTTTGTTAGACAAGGGAAGGATTTTCATAATGAGTAGCGGGGGATACTTTGGAGACCACAAATCGCTCCGGGTTCTGGCAACAAAATATACAGAGACCTTCACACTTCTCGCCATAAAAGAACTCACTGATAAAGACATCAGAATAACCCAGTGGTCAGGGGGGAAACACCACTATCTGAAAGTGGGAGACAAGGAACTGGGGAAGTTTTCAACCTGGGGAGCCGCCCATAGACACGGTATCGAGTCCCTGAAGAAGGAGAGGTGAAATGGCGTTCCACCTGAAAACCGACGGCACGGGCATCCCGATAAGGCCCCACGGGGGCAAGGAGTTCACGCTCGGCGAGCTCCAGCAGCTCGTCGGGGGCTACATCGAGATGCTCAGGCTCTCCACGGGGCTGCTGATGGTCATGAACGAGGACGGCCTGAGGCTGGGGCTCCCGCTCAACGTCGCGGCCAGCGACATCGCGAAGCAGGCCGTACTGGGGAAGGTCGTGCTGTGCAACGACCTGGAGGCGGGCTACGGCTCGGAGTGGATCGACGCTGAGGTGGGCTGCTCCGCCAACCAGTCGGCGATGGAGAACGACCCCGAGGCCCACTGGGGCGAGTCCGAGGAGGACAAAGAGTTCCTGAGAAAGTGCGGCATAGAGGGAGGAGTATGAGGGTTCTGGTCTGCGGCGACAGGCGGTGGAGGGACAAGGGCGCCATCGAGCACGAGATCATACTCGTACTCGGGTCCGTACTACCGTCCGACCTCATCATCCACGGCGGCTGCGGAAGCCGGTACTGGGACGGGTCCAAGCACAGAACTCAGGGGGCGGACAAGCTGGCGGGGGAGGTGGCCAAGGACCTCGGCATCCGCGTGGAGGAGTGCCCGGCGGAGTGGGGGGAGTACGGGCGCGCCGCGGGGCCCATCCGCAACCAGCAGATGCTGGACGACTGGGACCCCCACGTGGTCCTGGCGTTCCACAGAAACCTAACGAAAAGCAAAGGGACGGCCGACATGGTGCGGCGCGCGAAAAAGAAAGGGACACCGGTGATAGTGGTAAAGGAGTAGACGGATGAAAAGAAAGACGCAGTTCGGGGGGACGCTCCGCGTGGAGCTGAGAAGGACAGACAGGGACAAGTTCTCTGACAAACTGAGCCCGTACCCCAAGGGGTCGCCGGCTAGCGCCACCAGAAGGCCGGACGGCTGGTGGGACGTCTTCTGCCAGGGGGAGCTGGCTAGGGGGCCCGTGGCCTACGCCGAGGCGCAGCACCTGGTGGAGGAGGGGACGTGAGCAAGGAGACCTACTGGAAGTGTAACAGGTGCAAGAAGAAAGCACTCGGAGCGGCGCCTCCCCGAGGATGGCAGGAGGTAAACCTCACAGAGTTATTGAAGTCCCTGGAGGACAAACCTCCACCCGAGACCGATCTCTGCGCCGAGTGCCACGAGTCGTTCATCCTCTGGTGGACACAACCAGACAGGGAGAAGAAGGGAGAGGCGAGGTGACGCGAATATGAGGAACCGTATCCCGCGTTCCGCACCAGCGAGTAACCTGCGCGCGCTCATTGAGTTGCCAAATATGGTTTCACGTAGGGGAATATGAGATCTCATATACCAAAAGTCGCACCAAAGTGCAACTGTTTGAGCGCATTGGGTTTATTTTGGTAGGAGTTTTGCACGTGAATTGCATGTGTATATGTCTATGCAACTAGCGATTGCGCGAGCGCGCGTCCTGTGGTGCAAGGTCGTCCTGTGGTGGGCGCGGCGGTGGCTTGAGTGGGAGACGAAGGAGAAAGAAGAATGATACTGGCGAAAACAAAGTGTCGCGTCAGAGACTTCCGCTACTCCTATGTCTGGTTCAACATCAAAGAAAAAGACGGGCTCCTTGAAATAGGATGCAAGCGCTTCACGAAAGCCCGTGTAAGAAGAATGTTGAAAAGAAGAAAGGCTACGACTTTCGCGGTAATGACCCTCTACAGAATGAGGATCCAAAAGTACAGGGGGAAAGAAATTCTGGTACTCGGAGGATACACTGGAGATCATAGTATGCGGGGAGAAAAAGATCTATCAGGGGCCGATCAGCTGTACTACACTACCCCGACGGGCCTGAAAAACATCAGGGCCTGGGCGAGGGGCAAGAGATGAGGAGAAGGCTCAGCAAGGCGCAGGCGGCGGCGTGCGAGAACGCCAAGCGCCCGCAGTGCGTCTGCCGGTGCGGCGGCGCGCTGCACGGCGCCGGGCACCACTTCCTACTGGGACCGACGCGGGCGGCGCTGGACGAGCTTCCCGCGGACCTAAACAGGACCCAGAGACGCGTCTACGCCTACGTCCTGATGAGCGCCTGGAAGTACGCCGCCAAGGTCGCGGCGGGGCCCAGGGTCAACGGGCTAAAGTGCTGGCAAGAGGACTCGTTCTTCCTCGGGCACTACTCCTCGGGCGCGCAGCTACTGACACGGACCTGGCGCCTACCGATTCCGATGACGTTGATCCAAGAACAGGGGCTCGAAAATGTTTGAAGACGACGCCCGGGACAGCAACGATGAGCCTTTCATCTTCCTGTCAAAGCTGATGTTCCTCGGGGCGGTGGCACTGTTCATCTATGTTTGCGCCCGACTAGGGCGCGAAAATAAGCAGAAAGGAGAGCCGTATGACGGACCGATGGGATGGTTCATCTGAGGAGCAGGAGCGGTCGCTGGCGCCCGGGGAGAAGACGTACCGGGTGGAGATCAGGGTCCATCTGCTGGGCTACGTTCTCATCCCGGCAGCAAATCAGAAGGAGGCCTCACTCGAGATCCGCGCCATCGGGGCCCAGGGCAACTCCATCGAGGTACACGGCCTACCCCAGCACGAGGAACCCTTCCTGGTTGACTTCTCGGGCGCTGAGCTGTCCGTAGTCAAGGGCGGCACGACCCTAGAGGAGTAGGTGGCCGAGAGGCCGAAGGTCGACTGGCGCGCCGGCAAGTCCCACTGGGTGACGTGCCGGCGCCGCCACCACGGCGGCGGGTGGGAGGGCGGAGAGCTCACCATGACCGCGAAGAGCGTGAGACAGGCGCTGGAGGAGGGCCCGTGGCGGTACGACGAGTACGTCGTGGAGAAGGCCACCGCCCCCTGGGTTCTGGCAGAGGAGAGACGGGGCAGCCCCCCGAAGAGAGAGGACGAGCATGCCGATAAGGGTGATCAAGAGGTCGGACGTACCGGCGGCGAAAGAGCGGGGGATGTTCAGGGTGACGGACGAGTGGATGGAGCTGATGCAGAAGCTGGTGTCGGGCCTGGCTCCCCACGAGGCGGTGGAGGTCACACTCTCGCCGGATACCAAGAACATGATGGGGGTCAAGAGCCCGGAGAAGACGTTCCTGAACAACCTCAGGCACCACCTGAAGAGGAACAAGATGTCCTACGACGCGGTGTTGAGGACCGAGGGGGGTAAGCAGTTCATCTGCGTGGTGGGGAGGTAGGAGGAATAAAATCTGGTTGCGTTCTCCCACGACAACGTCTATACTATACATGAGGCGAACAAGACGGTGAACGGACAAACGACAACGGCAGACCTTACCACGCAGCAGGTCGCGGACAGCATCGGCGTCCACAAGGAGACCCTGCTAAAGTGGGTCCGAGGGGGCGAGATCCCGGAGCCCCGGAAGGTCCAGGTGGGCCGCATAGCGAACCGCCTCTGGGGCGAGGCCGACGTGCGCCGCGCCCGCGAGCACAGGGAGAGAAACTACCGGAGGAAGAACAGGGAGGGGAGCGGGGGATGAGAAGGGTCCACATATACGCGCTCCACTCTACCGCCGAGCCGGGCGTCTACCGGTACGTGGGGAAGACTTGTGATTTAGCCAAAAGATTGAAAGAACATCTTGGAACCAGCTTCAACCATAACAAAGGTCTGAAAAACTGGATAGCAAATACGAAAAGCATCCTTGGTCAAAAGCTTTTATGCAAAGTTCTAAAGAAAACCGACAAGGATCATTGGCAAAAGTGGGAAAAATACTGGATCAAAAAACTTAGACAAGGAGGGCACCCGTTACTAAATTTGCACGAAGGAGGGACGGGTGGAGACGCTGGGTGGAAGCACGGCCCCGGGGCAAAGAAAAGAAGTTCAGAGGCAAGCCTGCGATTCTGGAACAATCCCGACAATAAGGCAAGAATGAGAACTGTCAAAAAGCGCCTCTGGGAAAACTCAGCCTTCAGAGCCAAGATGATATCCAGCTATATAAGAGCCCAGAATGATCCGGCCCTGAAGAAAAAGATGAGTATTATCAAGAAACGTCTTTGGGCAAATCCGGTACATAGAAGAAAAATAATCTCCGGTATAATACGTGCCGGAGATGATCCTGCCGTTCGGGCCAGAAGATCTGCGGCCATGAAGCGCGTCTCAGCCAATCCCACTGTTCGGGCCAGAAGGCTAGTTGTCTGGAAGCTCCTCAACGCTGATCCGGATTTCACTACCAAAAGACTGGCCGCCTGCAGACGCGCTTGGGCTAAGAAGCGCGCTCGCAGGGAAGAGAACAGGATATGAACAAACTTCGACTCGGCATCGACCCCGAAGGACGTCCAGTCGAATTGCCGGCGGACAAGATATGGGAAAAAATTGCTGTGGTTGGGATCAGCGGCGCCGGCAAGTCCTACGCCGCCGGCGTGCTGGTCGAGCAGATGCTGAAGGCCGACAAGGCGGTCTCGGTGATCGATCCCGTGGGGATCTGGTACGGGCTGCGCTCGGGCGCCGACGGCCGGGCCGAGGGGGGTATCCCCATAGCCGTCTACGGCGGCATGCACGGCGACTGCCCGGTCCTGCCCGACCCCGAGGAGATCGCCATGAGGTTCGCGCTCTACGGGGAGTCCAACGTCATCGACGTGTCGGAGGTCAACATGGAGGAGATGCACGACTGGGTGGGGGCATACGCGGAGGCACTCATGTCGCCCGGGATCGTCCCCTTCGAGCCGTGCCACGTGGTGCTCGAGGAGGCGCCCGTGCTGGTCCCGCAATCAGGCAGCTATTCTAAGAATCAACGAAGATGTAAAGCGGCACTGGCCCACCTGTGGCGCGTGGGGCGGAACAGGGGGTACGGCGGGACGGTGATCGCGCAGCGCGCGGCCGCGGTGGACAAGAACCTCCTGACGCAGTGCGGGTCGCTGCTACTGATGCGCCTCGCCGCGATGATCGACCGCCGGGCCATCACGGAGTGGATCGCGAACAACGCCGCGAACGCGGAGAGGTACATGGAGATGATCCCGAGCCTCTCGGAGCTTCCCAACGGGGTGGGGTGGCTGTGGTCCCCGGCCTGGGCCGAGACGTTCACGAAGGTGAAGGTATCGAGTCGGGAGACCTACCACCCGGGCCCGATGGCGAAGGGTTTCGTGATGATGGAGATGGACGTCGAGGCCCCGGGGAAGAAGCCAAAGGCCGGCCCCTTCCTCCCCGGGGCCCGGAAGGCGATCCGCAGGGCGATCCTGTGGGCCGTCGGAATCGGGTTCGCGGTCCTCCTGGTAGCGGCGATGGGAATATCGGTAGCGTTGTCGGCCCTCTCGGGGGCGTCGGGGGGAGGGATAAGAAAATGAGAACGACGAAAGCAGACAGGGAGATGGTGAGGCGCTTCGAGTCGGCCGAGAAGCTACTAGCGAGGTTCGGCCTCCAAACCAGAGGGTTCGACCCTGGGGTGACCTGCTATGACGCCAAAGAAAACGCCCTCCTCCACTTCGGCCACGAGGAGTGGAGGTGGCTCGAGCCGATACTCCGGGCCCACGTAAAGCTGAGGGGGTTCCGGGTGAGGGGGAGGAGGTAGTGGGCTGGTCCTGGAAGAAGATGACGGAGGCGGTGCCCGAGGGAAGACACGGCACCGCGGAGGTGAAGCACTTCGACATCTCGGACGCCGAGTCGAGGATGAGCACCATCCGCGGCGGACTGTCCTACGTGCAGCCGGGGAGATACGCGAAGCTACTGGTGGACGGACAGATCGTGATGAGCGACACCCGGATGGAAAAGGTGTTCAGCGGTGAAGTGGTAGACAAGGCCCACGGGTCCGTCCTCGTCGCCGGGCTGGGACTAGGTATGGTCATCTTCCCGATTCTCGAGAAGAAAGAAGTCAAGATGGTCACGGTGGTGGAGCTAAACTACGACGTGATAAAGCTGGTCAAGCCACGCGTCAAGTCTCCGAAGCTGCGGATAATCCATAGCGACATCGCGGTCTGGCTACCGCCCAAAGGAGAGAAGTACAACACCATCTTCTTCGACATCTGGCCCACGATCTGCCAGGACAACCTCCAAGAGGTGGCGATCCTGCACCAGGCCTTCAAGAACCGGCTGGACAGAAGCGACCCCGAGTGCTGGATGGGCTCCTGGTGCGCGCACTACCTTAGGGGTCAGAGAAGGAAGGAGAAAAGATGAAGGCCGTCGGCTACACCCGGGTCTCGACGAAGGACCAGGCGGACGAGGGCATCAGCCTCGACGCGCAGGCCGAGCGCATCCGGCACTACTGCCAGGCGAAGGGGCTCGAGCTGCTCCACATCTACTCCGACCAGAAGTCGGGCAGGGTGGCGCTGAACCGACCGGGGTTCCAGGAGATGCTGGAGGACCTGAGGGAGAAGAGGGCGGAGGCCGTCGTCTTCTTCAAGCTGGACCGGATGTTCCGATCGATGAAGGACGGCATCCAGACGTTCGAGGACTTCCAGAAGGCGGGGGTCGCGGTGCACGACATCACGAACGCGATGGACACGAGCACGGCGAACGGGAAGCTCTTCTTCCACATCGTACTGGTCGTGGCGAGCTGGGAGAGCGACCTGCGCTCCGAGAGGGCGAGGGAGGCGGTGAGGTACCTGAAGAAGCACGGCAGGAAGTACGCGCACAGGCCCTTCGGGTACGCCGCGGTCCTGAACGGCGACGGAAAGTTCAACCTCGTGCCGGACGAGAAGGAACAGGCCATCATCCTCAGCATCCGGGAACTCAGGAAGTACATGACCTACCAGGCGATAGCTGACAGGTTCAATGCGGAGGGCGTGAGAGGGCCGAGGGGAGGCAGATGGCACTCCACTTCCGTGCGAAACATTTTCCTGAGGGAGAAAGAATGCTAGGGCAGGAGCGGGAGAAGAAGTACGAGCTGACTACCTTCCCCTTCAGGTGCTCCTCTCCTGGGTCTCAGAGCTTCTGGATCTGGACTGTCAGGAGAAAGGACGGGGGTGCTCTCTTGGCTAGCGGATCTGGCAACACAAGGAACGCCGCCTACTGGACCGGGAAGAATTGGCTGAGACGGTACGAGAGAAAGCAGGCAAGGGAAGGAAAACGGTGAATCGCGCTATCAAGACGACCCCGAGGCCGTGGTTCATCCGCCGGTACAACGGAGACCTAACCATCCAGGGACGACGAGGAAAGACGACAGTGGCGATTCTCTTGCCCTGCCAGTTGGAAGACGCTCGGCTGATGCTCAGGGCCGTCAACTCCTACAGGGTACGGCAGAAGGAGCGGCGTGGCGCCTAGGCGATGCTCTTGCGCTGAGGAGTACCTGTGCTCCTCCTGCGGGCGCTGCTACCAGCACGAGCACTCCTCCTTCTGCCTGCTCGGGGTCCAGTGGTACTGGAGGCACCCGGTCCGCGTAGTAGACTTCCGCTCCCCCTGGCGCGAGAAGCTCCGAACCGTGCTGGTGGGAGGGCAACTGCGCCGGGGGCCGGTGGTCTTCGACGCCTCCATGGCCCTGCAGGAGCCGGGCGTGGTCTACTGGTAGCCGGCCGAGAGCCTACCTAGAAAAGAACTCCTCGCCGCGGGTCCCGGACTTCGCAACCAGCCCCCTCTGGGACGGGAACAGCGTGTGCCCGGAGTCCTTGTGCAACCGTCTCCTCTTGGGGGACCTGAACACGATCGTCTTGCCCTCCGCACCGGGGCAGTAAGAACAGGTGCAGCGCGCCCAGTACCGCGCGTGCCTAGCCGAGCGCCCAGCGCTGCGCGACGATCGGGGTATGCCCCTCGCGCTCTTCTTCTTCTTCTGAACAGGCATCAGCTCTCCTTCGCTGCTCGCTGGCTCTTTCGATGATCGTGGAGGATGTCGGCTAGCGGCCTCGGCATGTAGAGCACACTCCTCTCGGGCGGTAAAGTAGTTTCCGCGATGTCCACGCCCACCTGGGTCCTCACCTCCACCTCCCTGCCCCCAAACGTGTGCGTCTCCACAAGAACCGTCTGCTGGCGTATAGATCCGCGGTGGATCTCTTCGAGAAACTCTTGGTCGACGCGGTTGCCCATCGCGTTACCTTCTATGACCGCCTGGTCAACCGTGCCCCCCCTGGGGAAAGTGGGGAGCCGGCCGCATACCGAGATCTCCGTCCTTCCTATCCTGACCGCAAGGCCCAGCTTCATCCGCTGGGCGGCCTCGATGGGACTGATCCAGAGACCTTGTTTGGAGGAGCACCGACAGCTCTCGGGCGGAGACCTCTGGGCAAAGGGATTAAAACAAACATGGGCCAAAATCTTAGCCAAGCGCCCTCCCCGCTAAAACCTTTTCAATCTAGGCCTTTCTGTGCAGATTCTGCACGCCTGCTCTGTTGCTGCTTGATCAGCTTCCTTCTTCTACTTTTGGTCAAACTCTTGATTCTCGATTGCCGCGAGGCGAAGCTCCTCATCTCCATCTCGAGGCCCAGAAGCTTCCTGTACTGCTTGGCGGCACAGCTCTCGCCGTTCATCTCCCTTAGAAGGGTAAAATCCCTTCTGTCCTCCAGCCGATTGAGGTACCCCTCGACCCTCATGACAGACAGGCGCTCTTCGGTGAATTTCATGTCTTCCATCACAAGATTGCAGGGGCTGTTAGGGCGAACTGGTTGTTTGAAACTTAAATCCTAATCGTCAACTTTCCCGATCTTCTGTAACAGGGGGTTCTCCTCGCCCGGGCTCTTGATCTGCTCACGCACCTCCTTCTCCCACTCGAGGTCCTTCAACAGCCTACCTTGCCTTGACAGAGAGACCAGGTTCTTCTTCGCGAAGTAGACGATCCTCCTCGACTGCCCCTCGCAGACGTCCATCTCGTCCCCGACCTCCTTGTGCGAAAGGCCCAACCAGGCGAAGAGCATCATCGCCCTACACTGCCGAGGAGGCAGCTTCTTAAGTATCTCGGGCGATGCGTGGAGGGCCCAGAGTTCTCCTTTGGCCGCCGCCTTCACGACCCGGACGGGAACGGTTTCGTTTCCCTTCCGCGCGGGAAGTACATCGGGGTCAAGCCCGTACCGCACCGTCTGGGCGTCCGTGTCGGCTGCTCTGTCGAACTGGTGCCTGCTGAACCTGAGTTCTCGCCGATCAGGCCCCGGAGGGACCTTCCTTGTGCTTTTCTCTGCCATGGTAAGACAACTTCGCCTTCTCTAATGCCACCCGCCGGTCCTTGTTCAGTGGCCCGCCCGAGGCCCCGAGCAGGCAACACCCTATCTCCGCCAAGACGAAGGCGTCGATCTCGTGCTCGGTCTCGTACTCGACCCTCCAGCACTTGTAGACGGCGAGGCGCACCTGGTCCTTCTTCGCGGTCCCCCTCCCGGTGGCGAACTTCTTAAGGACCGTGGGGGCGATGTTGACGAAGTCGACGCCGTGCTCCCAGAGGGCATGTCTAACCACGCCCCCAAGCTCGCCGAGCTGGTGCGCCCTGTTCCTGGCCCCGAAACTGTAGCCCTCGATGACGACGAGATCTATCGACAAGAGCAGGGGGTCCAGCGCCAAGAGAATACCGTGGATTCTGCCCATTCCCCCGCCTTCGCCCTTGATAACTCCCGATGAAAATGCAGGAAACGAGCTCGGCATGGCCCTCACCCACCCCGTGGAGACGAGGCCCAGGTCGAGACCCAGGACTGCTTTCATCTCTTCTTCTCCTTCCGATCAAGATGCTCGACGCGCCAAGCTATGGCGAGCCAAAGAGCCCCGTACCCCACTAGCGCGAGCAGAAACTCCATCAGTACTCGACGACCACCAGCCTGCGCCTACGCGCCAGGCCGTGCTCGCCCCTCCTGCCCACGTGACACTCCACGCAGAGCGTCTCGCAGTTCTCTACCGTCCTGTCGCCTCCCCGGCCGCGGTGGAGCTTCTCGTGCAGGTGCCCCGAGTCCCAGGTCACCACCCCTCCGCACTTCACGCAGCGCCACTCGTCCCTCTCGAAAACCCTCTTCCTTAGTGAGTAGATCGCGTCCTTCAGCACGCCAGGCGAGAGGGTCGCGGTGAACTTCTTGCAGGAGGCCTCGAGGTAGTGCTCGGCGCGCCGGCGGCGGCCAAACACCCCCCTGACTCCAGCAGAGTCCTCTACGACGAAGCAGCCCTTCAACTAGGCCTCCCCGGCTGCGGGACGACGATGAGTGGCACCTGCGCGGGGCTCTTCTTCTCCTGGTAAATGAACCTCTTCGTCACCAGGGCGATGGCGTACTGGAAGATCCCAAGCGCCTGGACGATGCTGTTCGGAAGCCCGATGATCTTCATGTCGAGTATGATGTTGTCCCTGACCGTCACCTCCAGGACAATCGTCTCTACGACCACTCCCTTCTCTTGCTCAGGAAGCTTCTCTTCAAGCTGTCTTTTCTCTTCCGACATCAGAACCCCTCCTCTTTCACCATGTTTGACTCCGAAACCCTCTGTTCTTCTTCTAGCCAGTGCGACCTGGAGATGTCTATCATGAAAACGAATATCCGGTGCTTGCTCTCGACGCCCTCGATCCTCCGGGCCAGGCCCATCAACTCGCCCAGCAACTTCTTCTCGTCCTTGGTGATCCAGAAGGTGATCTTGCAAATCTCCTGCCCCTCGCGCGTCTCCCCCGCGAGCAGGGGCCGCTGGATCCTGGCCTCGAACTCCTCGCACGGAAGGGTCTTGGCCTGCTCGACGAGCTCGGGGTCGGGCGGGCGTCCGTCGTCCGGCGTCTGGGACGCGAGCAGGTAGAGCTTGGACTTCCCGATCTGTCGCATCTCCCCCTCGGTCATGTGCCGGGCTAGGCGCCTGCCCACCCAAGTGAGGTTGTAGATGATCGACCTGGAGACCTCGAACTGCTGGGCCTTGGACAGGACGAACTTGTTCCAGGAAGAGAACCGTCCCCTCCAGCACTCGCGGTCATCATACTCAGCGAAGAGCCGGGCTAGGCGACCGAACCGCCACTCGCCCTCCTGCCTCTTCTCTTTCGCCCAAAGAAGCTCCTCGTCGATCTTTGTCTCGAGCTCCGCGGCCGTGCCGGAGGCCTCGCTGGTAGCGACAACGATTTCTTCAGTCATATGTCTGCCTCGACTAGAACGGAATGTCCGAGTCCTCCACGGTCTCGGGAGCCCGCTCTGGCTCCTCCCTCTTCTCCTTCTTTCCGATGAAGCGCACGGTGCTGGCCACTATCTCCGCGTTGACCCTCTTCACGCCCTCCTTGTCGGTCCAGTCCCTGTAGGTCAGCCTCCCCTCCAGGTAGATCTGCGACCCTTTGCGGCAGTACTTCGCGACCGTCTCCGCGAGCTTGGCCCAGCAGACGATCTTGTGCCATTCGGTCTTCGTCTGCTTCTCCCCCGACTTGTCGGTCCAGGACTCGTTCGTCGCGATGCTCAGGTTGCACACCGGGGTCCCCCCGCTAGTGTACCTGATCTCCGGGTCCTGCCCGAGGTTGCCGACCAAAGTAACCCTGTTCACCATTTTTCCCTCCTTGTTTGAAACTTAAATCCTAATCACCAATCCCCTCGAATTTTTCTAGCAAGGATTTCGTCCTGCTCGCACCCAGCAAGTTGTAACCGCTTTGTTCATCGTATGATCGGCATCAGACAGTACTGCCAGCTCCCCGACTCGAACAGCGCGCCGGCATTGGGGCCTGACATGGTGATCCTTATAGCGCCCTCGACCGATCCGACGAAGTCCAGGAGCATGTCGACGTTGAAGAACAGCTCGACGGAGGGCTCGTCCGACTCGTACTCTAGCGGAACGGTCTCGGAGGACTCACCGACCTCCGAACTCCTGGAGGACAAGACGAGCCCCTCCTTCGTGAACGACAGCTTGACCTCCCTAGTGTGCTCGTCGCAAACCACCGCCGCGGTCCTGAGGGCGACCAGGAACTTCGAAGCATCGACAAACACTTTGTGAGTAGCTTTGGTCTCCATCACCGGGGCCCAGGTGGGGAAGTTCCCGGCCAGCTTCGTGACCCCCACGTAGGTGTCGCCGGCGACGAAGTAGATCTTGCCTGCCTCTTCACCCAGAAGAATGCTGTCTCCCTTGAGCTGGGAGACCACGGGCAGGGCCCGGGAAGGGATGAAGACCGAGAACTCTGCGCCCCCTTCGCGCGAAGCCCTATAGACGGACATCCTTCTCGAGTCGGTAGAAACCATCAGAAATCCCTCGAATGTCTCCTCCAGCTTGGCCCCGTCCATGATGAACTTGCCTCCCATCTCGGTGTCAAAGAGAAAGCCGGTCCTGGCGACCATCGCCCGAAACTCCTCCATGGGATAAGCCCGCAGGTTCACCGGAGGGTCAGGGAGCTTCGGGAACATGCTGACGTCCACGGTGTTCAGCCTGCACACCATCCCAGAGTCTCCCTTGAGAAACGCCCGGTTGCCGTCCTGCTTGAGCCTCACCCTGCCCCCCGACATCGTACGGAGAAGGGGAAGCAGGTGCTTGGCGGGGAGACAGATCTCCCCGAGGTCCCTGACATCGACCTCCACCGCCGTCCCCATCTCGATGGTCAGGTCGGTCCCGAAGATCGAGAGCCTGCCCTCTCCTGCCTCCGTCTTGTAGGTGCGCATCAGTACGCACCCCAGCACCGGGATGCTGGCCTTCTTCTCGCACGCCTTCTCGACGAGTGCCACCCTTTCCGCAATCGTGTTCGCGTCCGCGACGAATTTTATCATACGTCTCCCCTCGATGAAGGTCCCTGCCCGGCCACGGCAACCTCGTAGAAGGCCGCCTGCTCACCGACCATCGTCAGCTTCTGCACGGCGCCCGCCTCCCCGACGTGCCTGCTCTTCTTGAACTTGACCCACGTTTCGGTCTCCAGGGTCGTGGAATCGCTCTCCGTGACGTTCTTCTTTATCGCCCGGTGCAACCAGATCACGTGGTCCGCGTCGGCCTCGAACGCCTGGGTGCCGAGTATGTCGGAGAGCTCACCCTCCTGGTACCGCTCCCTGCCCGTGCCCGGCTTCCGGGACGCGGTCACGACCCAGATCCTGATCGAAAGCTCCCTGGCGAGGTTCTTGATGCGCTGCATCGCGTTCGCCTGGACCTGGTAGAGGTTCTTGTGCTCGGACCTGGCTATGAACCCGAGATTGTCGATAACCAGGTCGGTGATACCCAGGTGCCTGATCGCGTCCTCGCAAAGATCAAGCACGTCCTTGATCTTCGTCTTGCTAGTGTCGTACCCCACGTACAGGTTGACGTTCTCAAGCCTGTCCATCGCTTCTTGCATGTTCTCTTTCGTTAGGTAAAGCCTGTGGGACCTGGTGATGTAGGCGACGGCCATCCTGGCAAGCTCCGAGGGGCTCTGCTCCGCGGAGTATATCGCCGGCACCTTCCCGTCACCGTGACACGCATTGTGAATCATGCCGTTCAGGAGAAAGGTGGACTTCCCCGTCCCCGTGTAGGTCGCGCACACCGTGATGACGTGGCCGGGGAGAATCGCGGCCATCTTATCCACATTCGCCCAGGGCCACCTAAACCTAAGGGGATCATCCATGACCGGCGTATCAGACAACGAAGCTATCGAGGCGCAGAGCTGCTCGAACCCCGGGACGGTGGGGTCTTGCAGCCCTTCCTCGAGAAGCTTCTCAAGATTGTCGGAAAACCCTTCCGGGTCCTTCAGGTAGAACTCGTTCGCGTCCTTCGCACCGGGCCAGGTGAGAACCTTCCCCATGCCCAACTCGATGCCGAGCTTGTTCATCGCCCTCACGCCCGACCTGTCCGTATCGCCTGCATAGATCAGCCTGCACCCCGACCTGACCAGAACGTCCCTCTCTTGCGCCGTGGGAGGGGAGCTGTCCGAGTGAAGGGAGACGGCCTGCCTGCCGGACTGCCGGAAGATGATCGCGTCGAATTCTCCCGACACGACGAACAGGTCCTCGAACTCACTAAGCCCGAGGTTCTCTCCGAAGTACATCCGGGCCCTCTTGCCGGTCGAATGCCTGTACTGCTTGTGGCGAACGTCCCTCCACTTGACACAGGAGACCTTGCGGTTATCCATGTAGGGGATTCCGACAAAGGAGCACTCCCTGTGCTCGTCGTCCGTGCCCAGAAAAAACCGCCCGTCCATGTACCCCAGCAGGGACGCCTTCGCCTGCCCCAGGCTGATGCCCCGCCGCTCCAGGAAGGCGACGGCCTCGGGGTTTTCCAGGAGGGCGGCGTGCAGCCCCCTCCAGTCCTCGAGGGGCATCAACTCTGACTCCTCCTGAGAAAACTGGTTCCCGAAGGCCTTCTCGACGGGCCTCCTCCCCTTCTCCCACGAGACCCTCTCTATCTCCTGCACCTTCCTGACCGCGGCCGGGAACTCGCACCCCTCTACCGCCATCACCACGGCGAAGATATCCCCCTTCCACTCGCAGCCGAAGCAGGACGCGACCTTGTCCCCGGGCTTCCACTTGAGCGAGGGCGTCTTCTCCTGGTGGGACACGCACAGGGCCGTGTACCATCCGCTTGCCTTCCTCACGGGGCGATACAGCGACACCACGTCGTGGAGGGTCACCTTCTCCTTCAGGTCGTCCACGATCGCCCTACTCTTTAGTTCCTTCTCCACCTTTCTCCTTGAGCGCCCTGAGCTGCGCCCTGGCCGCCGCGACCATGTCCACCGGCGGCTCCTTCTTCTTGGCCGCGAAGGGGTTCGGCGCGGCCTCTATGATCTTCTTCTTCTGCTCGTCGGTGAGGGGACGGATGTCGGGGAACTCGACAGTGTCGGGCGGCCGCGAGCCAGGACGGGAGGGCGCGGGCTGCGGCCCGGCCATCATCTCCTCGATGATGGAGTCCGCTGAGGCCATGAAGGCCGCGTCGGGGTACTGACAATAGGTGACGACCCACTCGAGGTACTTCTCCAGCCAGTACTCCCAGGCCTCGATGACGGTGTCTTTGCCGTGGCGCAGAAGAACTGAGGATAGGCGCTCTTTCGAGTTCTTGGTTGCAAAGACTCGTTTATGGAGTTGAAACTTGTTCTTTGCAATCAGACGGAGCGTTTTGTCGACGGGGGAGAAGATTTGAGTACGGGGAGGTCCGGATTGCTGTTGTTGTATTTGAGTACTAGAATAAACCATCGAAGATGGTTTATTCTTAGTACTATTAACAACAACACTTGCCCGTTCCTCTCCGGGCGGATCTTCTTTTTCCCCGGGCGGAGAGAACGGTTCCTCCCGGGCGGAAGTTCCGGGTTGCCCGGGCGGATTGAGATCTTCACCATTGAGAATTGCCTGTATTCTACGTTGTCTTGCTTGCTCTTCGGCTTTATAATCTCTCCACCCGGGCGGAGATGATCGTACGGATGGTCCGGGCGGAGGAATAAATCCCTTGGGAATAGCTTTCTGAAAAAAGTAGGTCCACTGGTTTCGATTACCGTTCGTCTTTCCGTGACAACTAGAACAAAGAAGAACTAAGTTAGAAAGATCATTGTTGTCAGGATCATAATCTATATGATGCCGACAAAGCGCATCATCCTCATTCTTGCATATGAAGCAACGGAGACCATCTCTGTCTGCAAGAGCATCTTTGATCAACATAACCGGTTGATCAACCGGTTCACTTTTCGGTCCACTCGCTTCCAAGAACTCCCGGTACTTCTTGAAGTCGATCGTCTTCTCCTCCAGGGACTTCCTGTCGATCAGCCCCACCTCCGCCATCACGGGCAGGACCTTCCCGAGCTTCTGGGGGGTGATGCCGACGGCGCGGGCGATGCTGGCGAGTGAGTACTCGAAGCCCTCCTCGAACGTGACGCGGTATTCCTTGCCGTTCTCCGCCACGAAGCCCTGCAGGGCGAGGTAGATTCCGTACCCCTCGTACCCGAGGCGCTTCCGCAGCTCCTTCAGGCGCGGGTGGTCGTAGAGCTGGCTGGGGACGCGGAGATTATCCATCTGTCCCCTTCCCCGCACTGGCGCGGGCCTTTTCTAGCTCGGCGATTCGGTCGTTTATTGTCTGTGTGCCTGGGTCGGGAAACCACATGCCGCCCGCGTCATCGCCTTTCATCATCTTGAGTTGGGCAATCCGCCCTTTCAACCTTGCCTCCCGCAGCAACGCTTCCAGGGCTTTGGCGGTTGGCTTGAAATCATCCAGACCGTTTTGCAAATCAGTCAATGCCTCGTTGTAGCCTTTGGCCTCCGCTGAACTCACCGCTGCATATCCTTCAATGAGTGAGTAGTCAATCCTTCGTAGAAAAGATGCCAACATTTCCAGCCGAATCTCCTCGTCGTGCGCTTCCAGGTCTGAGGCGGCGGGTTGGAGTTGTTCCAAGTCCTTTAGAACTAAGGCCAGCAAACTTTCATCCTGCATATCTCCTGGCAGGCCCCCATCCTGAGCAAGCTGTATTCTCCAATTCACCTTAGCGTGACACGCCGCCAACACTCCCGCCCGCGTGTTAGCCAGTAAAGCCCTGACAAGCGGATTGTGCTTCAGCCTCTCTATAGTTTCTTTCAGTTTAGAACCCTCAGCCATTTACCTTTTCCTCCCCACCCTCAGCCAGTCTCGTTAACCGCTGCCGCTCGGTCGCGGCGATTCTTTGCATCACCCTGACCTTCAGCCAGCCGATGAGAAGCACACCGATGATAAATATCCCGCCCTCGAAACTCATACCTTCCCCTCCTCCCTGCTACTAGGTGCAAGGGCTTTAGTGAGGTCGAGTTGGCGGATAAGTGCCACTGCGCTGTGACACGCCGCAACACCATCGTTGTCTAGTTCGCCTGTCGTAAAAGCTTCCCACTGGCCGCATAATTGAACCAATTCCACTACGCACATCTTCCTCACCTTCTCCCGCTCGGCGGCTAGGAGGCGCTTGATTTCTTCAACCAGTTTCTCTTTCTCGATTTCCGTCATAATAGTCCAAAATCCTGTGTGTCTATTTCGGTCACAAGCATACG